TGGTTATATTAAGTTCAATCATACTTCTGATATGTTTTTCAAACTCAGCCTTACGAATATCTTCTGGTACAGACTTATCAGCAATAGCGCGGATTAACTTCTCTTCTTCGAACACAATATTTCCGGCATTGCAAACTTGCAAATAGGTAATTGGTTTAAGTTTAATAGTTAGTCCATCGTCTGTTTCTACTGTCTGATTATAGTCTGGCATTTGTATAGTCGCTAACTTAGCTTGTAGGTCTACCTCATAATCGTTTTCTTCTTTGCATGATGAGCACTGTGCCGTAATTGTCATTGATTGGCCATAACTTGCAATTCGTATTGCAATCAAGGTTGAATCAACATCGATGCTTGGCATTGCCCAAGCATCTTTAATATTGGGACAACACGACTCAATAACGTTAACAACGCTAGTGCCGTTTATGAGCGCATCAGGTGTTCTGAGCATAATCTCATCTTTTGCAGTCATTGGGTAAACAGGAATCTCCCCAGTAACCGGGAGATCTAAGCTCCCGTCCTGCCAATACTTTCCTCCGCTAGTCAATTTGATATAGATTGCTGGTTGACGAAAGTGCCGTTGTAATGGATTAGTTGATGTTGGGTCGGTCATGTTTTATTCCTCATAAATATAATATATAACATTATTTAGTGACATTATAAGAGGGTATTTGAAAATATGGCAACTCCAGAAGAATCAATGCAAAATGTGATAGAGTCCTTACAAAAGGGAAATATGTCTATATCTCAGTTTTCAAAAGAACTGGCCAAATTAGGGTTAATGGTACAGTCCACTGAAAAACAATATCAGAAGACAATTGATTCAATGAATAGTTTGCAAGCAGAGATTGACGTGCTTGACGAAACAATAAAAAAAACATCAGATGAGGCAGAAAAATTAGTCCTTATAAATCAAAAAACTGCTAAAGAAGCAGCCAAAAATGCTGCATATGATGATGCAAAAAGGTCCGCACGACAAAAAACAATGATGGAAATGTCTCTAGAAGCAACTAAGGGAATTATAACTTCGTTTACCAAAGCAGCAAGCTCGGCATTGCAAGGCGGCAAAGGGTTAGAAGTTGCCGCCGGATTTATGGAATCTGGTGTAGATTTAGCAAACAACGTTACTCAAACTGCTTCGAAAGGAGCACAACAGTTCGGCGAATCTCTAATGGCGGGCACTGGCAAAACCAAATTATTAGGTACAGCAATCGCAGTTGGCGCACAAGCTATAGGATTTTTAAGCGGACAAATATCAGACCTTGCAAAACAAGGCATAGGCTTTATGATGAAGCAAACCAATCTTATGATTGATAGCTTCAAAGCAATGTCATCGGTTGGTGCAATATATGTAGGTGGAATGCACGAAATGTTAGATGTATCGCGTTCTGCAGGTATGACAATTGATCAATTTACTAAAGCAGTCTCTGAAAATAAAGATGCGTTTGCTAAATCAGGACTAACAGTGGGAGAAGGTAGCAAGCGTATGGCTGCTGCAATGAAAGCCGGCGTAGATTCAGCGAGAAATGGCATGTTTGCCCTCGGTATGACTATAGAAGAACAAGCAGATGCAACAGCTAAAACAATGGCACTTATGGCTGGACCTACAGGTCAATTAACAGCAAGTAATGAAGAAGTGTCAAAACAAACAGAAGAATATGCAAAAAATTTAAGAATAATATCAGATATTACCGGCGAAGATGCAAAAACACAACAAGAAAAAGTTAGACAGGCCAATGATAGTTTATTTATGGATCAACAATTGGCTAAAATGTCTGAAGAACAAAGAATTCAATTTCAGCAAATGCAGCAAACAATGAATGCCGATGATCTTAGAGCACTAAACGAAAAAATGAAATACGGAAGTATTATCAGTACAGATCTTGCAGCAACCGCAGCATTAAGCCCAGCACTTGCAGCAAAATGGGATGCACTTTATCAAGCTACGGTAGATGGTAGTGCAAGTGCTAAAAAAGGAAGTGAAATTCAAGCCAAAACAGCAGACTCTCTTAGAAGAGAAGCACTTAGCCAAACATCATTGGCTATTGTTACTTCGGGTACCGGTGTTGAAATGAGCAAAGTATTACACGAGCAACTAGGGCATATTAACAAATTTAATGAAAAAGGTGTTCAAGCCGCTGAAGATGCAGCTAATACAACCATTACAAACGCCAAAGAAGGAAAAAACGCAACAGTAGATTTAATGGCAGCCAATCAAAACTTTGCGTTAGGAATGCAAGAAATTGCAGCTAAAAATTTACCCGAATTCGGTAAAGCACTGACAACAACAATAGAAATGGTAGGTAAAGCAGTTCAGGGTATAGCAGGCGGCGCAGCCGGAATAGGATCAGCAGCTATAGGCACGGGTGTAGGAGCAGTACTAGGCGGCGTATTAGGATCTTTATCTCCTGTTCCGGGCGGCGCAATGATGGGTGCTCAATTGGGCGGAATGTTAGGCGGGGCAGTAAGCGGAATGTTCGCCAATGGAGGCATTGCTTCCGGACCAGATTCAGGACATACTGCAACATTACACGGAACAGAACTCATTGTTCCTTTTAAAGGCAATAAACTAGATACAACATCAGATGGGTATAAAGATTTATTAAATGCAGTAGCAGCAACATCATCAAAGTCAACATCGGCTATTAGCCCGGCTGCACCTAGTCCATCTGCATCATCTACACAGACTAACTTAGGCGAAACAAATGATCACCTAAGTAATCAAAGTTCAATACTTAAACGAATACTAGATATAAACGAGAGACAGTTAGGGATTCTTGAAAAAACCATGCATTCAGTATCATAAATTATATCTAACATATTATAAACACATAAATAAAACATAAGGAACGATAATCTTGGCATGGCAAAAACATTTTAAAGCAGTAAATTTTAGTGGAACATCAAGTCCTATCAGCGGGATTTCGTCTAGCTTTGGCGTCAAAAATTATCAATCACACTTACCTGATGTATATGTTGGTCATCCTAATAGAATCGAACGATATAACCAATATGAACAAATGGATGCAGATAGCGAAGTTAACGCCGCGCTGGACATCCTTGCAGAATTTTCTACTCAAGTAAACACGGAAAATGGAACGGCATTTGATATAATCTTTAACGAAAAACCAACCGATAACGAAATTAAAATCATAAAAGAACAACTGCGTCAATGGAACAAACTAAATCAATTTGACAAACGGTTGTTTAAACTGTTCCGTAATACAATTAAATACGGCGATCAAATATTTGTGCGTGATCCAGAAACATTTCAACTGTTGTGGACAGAAATGTCAAAGGTTACAAAAGTTATCGTCAACGAATCAAACGGTAAAGAACCAGAACAATACGTTCTCAAAGAACTTAATCCAAATTTACAAAATTTAACCGTAACAGCCGTAACAACGTCTGATACCTATATGAATCATCCGCAAATTGGTGGTCCTGTTGGGACATACACACCGACAGTTACTGGTCAAGCAGGCGGTTCAAGATTTTCTAATGCTAAAAACGAATCAGTGGTCAATGCAGAGCATATAGTGCATATCAGTTTAACAGAAGGGCTTGATATAGCATGGCCGTTTGGTAATTCGGTGCTAGAAACAATATTTAAAGTATTTAAACAAAAAGAACTGCTTGAAGATGCGATTATTATATACCGCATACAACGTGCTCCAGAGCGTCGAATGTTTAAAATCGACGTGGGTAACATGCCGTCACATATGGCAATGGCATTTGTTGAAAGAGTTAAAAACGAAGTGCATCAAAGACGCATCCCTTCCCAAAGCGGTAATGGGACACCAATGATGGATGCAACATATAATCCAATATCAATGAACGAAGATTTTTTCTTCCCTCAAACAGAAAATGGTCGAGGTTCATCAGTTGAAATTTTGCAAGGCGGACAAAATTTAGGTGAGATTACAGACTTACGTTTTTTTACTAACAAAATGTTTAGAGGACTGCGTATACCATCAAGTTATTTGCCAACACAATCCGACGAAGCGGCTAACAATTTTAGCGACGGTAAGGTCGGTATAGCAATGATTCAAGAATGGAGATTTAACCAGTACTGTAAGAGACTACAGGGTTTAATGGCAACCACACTTGATAAAGAGTTCAAACTTTTCATGCGTTTCCGTGGAATTAATATAGATAATAGCGTATTTGATTTAAAATTTAATGAACCACAAAATTTTACAAAATATCGTCAAGTTGAAATTGATACAGCTAAAATAGGATCATTTACACAAATAGAACAATATCCATATTTGTCAAAACGGTTTATCTTACAACGCTACTTGGGATTATCAGAAGAAGAGCTGCAAGAAAACGAACAAATGTGGGCAGAAGAACACGCTGAAGCAGATATTGCAAAAGCAGACGATGTTAATTTAAGAAGTGTTGGTGTATCTGCCGGCGGTATCTCATCTGATTTAGAAAATTTTGAACCTATGCCAGGAGAAGAAACATCACCTGAAGGAGGAATGCCGCCAGAGGGAGGAATGCCACCTGCAGCAGGAGCCGAACCAACAGCACCGCCTGGACCAGCAGCCGCCCCTGTATAATTTTAGATATTGTATAAATACCATACTATGTTTATATCAGAGCTACTTAGAGAAACTTCAAACGACACGATTGTCCAAACACCAACAGGATATAGTACGGAATCAGACGACCAATCAGTTCTTAAATTGTCTGATATGCGTAAAACAAGACTTACTCTTGGTCAACTTAACAAATTACGAGTTTTGAACGATATTCGCCGCGTAGAACATGAACAAAAAATAAAAACTCTTAGTACCCAGTATAAACCTCCTACAGAAGCAGCAAACGGAATGATGTAATTTAGATCAAATTGATCCAAATTTGCACCAATTCATACCTTTTTTAAATAATACAGTAAATACTATTATGCAATCGTACCTCTCTACGACTGCGCCACATAACCCAATTTTAAGGAGTTTTACAACATGAAAACACAAAACAAATTTGAACAGCTGGTGGAATTTATCATTAATGAAGATGAAGCCAAAGCTAAAGCATTATTTCATAAAATCGTAGTAGAAAAATCACGTGATATTTATGAAAGCTTAGAAGAAGAAAGCCGTTTTTCAGTGCAAAAAGGTCAAGGCGCTAATTCACTGACAGACGAAATCGAAGATCACAATAATACGATCGATGGCGACATGGAAGGTATGCATGAATCAGATGACGAATTTGGCGACGATAATGAAGTTGTTGATGGCGATGACGAATTTGGCGACGATGATGAAGTTGTTGATGGCGATGACGAAGTTGTTGATGGCGGTGAAGAAGAGTTAGAAGATCGCGTTGTTGATCTTGAAGATGCAATAGACGAACTTAAAGCAGAATTTGACCAATTAATGGCCGGAGAAGAAGCAGAAGAAGAAAAATTCCCAGGCATACACGACGAAGAAAGCGACCTTGATGCAGAAGAAGGCGACGACGAAGATTTTAGCGCAGAAGAAGGCGACGATGATGAAGAATCAGCATCAGTATATGAAAATAAAAAAGCAATAGCACGTAAAACACCAGCTGACTTAATGCGTGAATACGTAGAAAAAGTAACTGCTGTTAAGCCAGTAGAAGGCGATGCAGTTGGCGCCTCAAGCGAAAAAGTAGCTGTTAACAAGAAAAGCTCGCAAATAAGTGGCAAAAACGATATGGGTGGATCATCAGCTAATATCGCACGTGGTGGCGCAGAAAATGCACCAGACGGAACAAGCCCAAAGAAAGCAAGCAACTACGGTACTAAAGGCGAAGGTAAACTGCCAGGAGCAGACGGTTTTGAAAATCGTCCAGGCGCTAAAGCAGGTTCAACATTTAAGAAAGCAACTAAACCAGCATCAAAAGAAGGTGCCCCAGTTGGAAATAAAAACACGATGGGTGGTTCAGTAAGCGATAAGTCAGTTGAACCAGGTGGCAAATCAGGTTTTAGGGGTTAATTAAATAATGTCTTTATATCTTAGAGAGAATTTAACTTTTGATCATGCTCGTATGGAAATCATCAACGAGGATGATGCTAAGGGTGGAAAATCTTTAAAGATGAAGGGTATATTTATTCAAGGCGGGGTTAAAAATGCAAATCAGCGCGTTTACCCTGTTAATGAAATCACTAAAGCTGTAGGCACCATTATGGAACAAGTTAAAGGTGGTTACTCAGTTCTAGGTGAAGTAGATCACCCAGATGACTTAAAAATTAATCTAGACCGAGTTAGTCATATGATTACAGATATGTGGATGGATGGTCCAAATGGTTTCGGAACACTAAAAATACTGCCAACACCAATGGGCAATCTAGTTAAAACTATGTTAGAAGCTGGCGTAAAGTTAGGCGTGTCAAGCAGAGGTTCTGGTAATGTAAACGAAGCTACTGGTCACGTTAGCGACTTTGAAATTATCACAGTTGACGTTGTTGCACAACCAAGCGCACCAAGTGCTTATCCAAAAGCAATATACGAAAGTCTTCTGAACATGAAACACGGACATAAAGTACTTGGTTTATCAGCGGAATCGTTAGAAGACCAAAAAGTACAAAAGTTTGTTAAAGAAGAAGTTTTGCGCGTAATTAAAGAGCTAAAACTTAAATGAGTAATAATGCAAAATTAAGTGGTGCTGAATTTTTTCGTAAGTATACTGATATAATGACTGAGTCTATTAGTGAAGATTTAACAGATAATAAAAAATATTTTAGTATATTATTGCATGTTACTATAGATACGCAAGGTCAAGAAGTTGATTCTTTTGACATAATGGATAACGCTAAAATTGATTTTAACGTTAACTTACCAGGTATTAAAGCAGAAGAAATTAGAGTTGGTAATTTTAGTTTAACGCAGAAAAGACCAAGAAATAAATGATTTATGTAATGCATTTGGGTAGATCCCTATAAGAGATTCTGGTTGTTGTATTTAAGACAATCAAGATGTAGTAGGAAGTAAAGTAAGTAAAGTAGGTAAAAAGGAGAATGTATAATGACCATAAATACCATTAATTCATTGCTCGACAACGGCATTATTAACGAAGATACTCGTACTGCTATTAACGAAGCATGGGAAGCTCAGCTTGCTGAAGCCCGTGAATC